CATTGTTGTACCAGGTCTTGTTGTAGCTATAGGCATTGTTGTACCAGGTCTTGTTGTAGCTATAGGCATTGTTGTACCAGGTCTTGTAGGAGGATTTGTGAATCCTTCTAAATTTTGTAAATTATAAATAATATATAATAAAAATCCAAAAATTATACCATGAATAATTGCTATAAAAAGTTTAGATATTTTTAATGGAAATTTAAATAAAATTCCGGGAGTCAAAAGAATAAATAAAACAATCTGTAAAAAAATAATTAACATATAAAACTTATTATATATATAGAAAATAATAAGTTGTTGTAAGTGAATATTCAAATTGAAATATGAGTCCGATATGTTCCGAAAATTATATCAAAAATTGGAAATAATATACAATAATTATAATTAAAAAGTTTATGATGAATACTATGATGTGACCAATATAATTCTGAATGTGATAAATAAGACGTTGTTATATAGATATAAAGAATTATAATTTGTTCGTAAAGAGATATATTTATAAACACAATTGGCATACCTATTGAAACAATGGATGCTAAGTCATCCAAATCTGTCAAAAAAAAAGTATCAAATGGATATACGATAATATTTTCATGATGTTTTTTATGAACTCTTGTATAATAATATTTATGAATAAACCGATGATATATATAATAGTTTGCCTCTATAAGCAAACAATACAAACACATTGAATATAACGATTCAAACCATGTATGTTGACCATATGGAATTATATTATTAGAAATAATATACATAAATCCAGTGGATTGAACTATCAACAAAGGGACGTTCTTTATATATTCATTCATTCTAGTGATTTTTTTTTCATTACTAAAATTAGGATTCATAAACGGGTAATTATTTGCATAGTAAATAAGAAAAGCAGATATTGTAGAAATTGAAAATGTAAACATAATCACCCCAAATGAAATCAATATATTCATTTTTATTATTTAATACTCAATTTATTATTTTATATTTAACTATTTTTTATAATTTTTTCAATTTGAACCGGTTGTTATTGTGGTTTTGGTAGTTTTCGTTGAAATTCTTCTAAACCGCGTAAGTTATAAATAATATATAATAATTACTACAAGAAATTTAGAAGTTTTCAATGTAAATTTAATAATTACACCTTTACACATTTTAATTCTACTACGTAGTGAAAGGGTCAGATATAGGTATTTGAAATACACCCGTAGGGGGCGTGTCCCATTTCAAATCTTCAAGGGTGTAAATTTATTATATATATACAAAATATACATGTCTATTGTTGATTTTCTTTTAGCCGTTCTCTTATTCGTTCTTTTGACCCCTGGAATATTACTCCGTTTACCATCCAACGGATCCAAATGGACAGTAGCTCTTGTTCACGGCATTGTCTATGCTCTTGCCATGCATATTATTTACATGTATGTCATACCTTTACTTAGATAAATTTATGAAAATTTAACAACAATTTTCACTGTTTCTTTTTTAATACATTTACAAGCAGAAACAGATAATTCTTCTCTCTTCTTACGTGTAACTGTACTTACAGGTAATGAATCATTCGTTTTATGTTTAGATGTACTATTACGCTCATTCATATCTTGCTCAATATCATTATAATTATTAAAAATATAGTCAATAATTTGGTTCTCTATTGCCCATTTAAAAAAATTCAATTGTCCAATTGTTGTTTCTATAAAATTCATTTTGTCATATGGAATTGTAATTCTTTCCCATCTACAAAACGGATCAAAACGTCGTTTTCCATATGCTTTCAATTTTAGTTTATATTCATTATATACTTTGAATCTCTTTGTTTCTTCTATTCCATCTATATTTTTCATAAGTAATTCATATACAGTAAAATGTTTTTTAGAATAATTAGTTACAAACCAATCTACTATTCTTAACGAAATATTTGATTCACCATTAATAATATTCATCATTTTTTGCAAGTTCTCTTCATTTTTATAAAAAACCATTAAATGATTCAATAATAATTGATTTTGTGTATTGGCAAAATTAGAAGCCATTCTTTAAGAAATCAATAAAACATTTTTTAAATTGTTTTATTGATTCAAAATATTCATTCAAATAATTTATCCAAATTATAAAAAGGATTCGTTATTTTATTTACAACTTCTCTATTTATTTCTTTTTTATACATTTCAGGATTCTCAATACATGCACGAATAATATCCATATCTTTTTTTACAATTCCAGTTAATAAAATAACTTGTTCAGGAAAATAAGATTCTATTTTAGGAGAACCTAAATAAATAGGGGTACATTCTGATAAAAGAGCATTTACTATTTTCTCAGAAAAATAATGATCTAATTGAATATTTTCAATACAAATATGAAAATCATAGGATTCATATGGAATCACCGAATTTTGCTGAAATTCTCCTTTGATACGCGGATCTGAAATTCTCATTGTACTACATCCACGTCCCCAAATATCAATCGGCAAATCCGTTTTCAAAATTGCCTCTATTATTACACGACGATATGTATGTCCTTCCATAAATCCTTTATTACTGAAAATAATAGAACACTTATTTCTTTTTACAGGAATGTTCTCTTGCATTGGATTATGATTCAAAAATGCGTATTGTTCTTCAAATGGTCTAGGCAAATTTACCTTACTTCCCAACAGATAACGATTCATATGTTGTACACAATACATGACAAATTGCGGTTCAATGCGAAGAAGTGGATTGGGTTCCCATGCTAGGCCTACTATATTCTTTTTCGGCACAGCCGGATTCAAATAGGGCATATACGTATTTATGATAATGGCATGTGTATAATCTTCACCTGAAGTTAGAACAAATTTTTCATTGTATCCAGGAATTTCCAACAGATTGAATTCAGTTTCAATATTTTTTTTCACAGATTCCGGTCTATCCCAACTGATAAACATGCGAATACGCATAGGTATTTTCGGATCTGTTGTTGAGGTTGTTATTGGTATCTTCATAGAAAAATATGACATGTATATTTCATATTTTTCGTTATATTTTTATATCATTTAACGACCAGTGATAGAATAAGCGGTAGAACCATTGATTTGCGCGACCAAATCCGGAAAGTTACGATATTTGACTAGTGCATAATTTATACCATCACTCCAATCTGTTCCTGCAACAAGTAAATTATTATTTCTATCAATAACAATAGAATTTGCAATTTGCAGAGAACTACTATTATTTGAAGAAAACGATGTTAATACTGTACCATTTTCTCCAAAAGAGGCATCCATTTGACCATTCGGTAAATATTTCACCAAAACATAACTATAAAAAGACGCATTATAAGGACTTACATTAAATCCGCCAACAATAATATTTCCTTCAACATCAATCACTATAGCATTTGCTTGAGAATAATAAACGTCTTCAGAAAAAGTGCTAACAATAGTTCCTTCATTACCAAAACTAACATCAAGAGAACCTGTTGGTAAATAACGAGCCAAAACATATTGTCCATTTGCATAACCTGCAGTAACAATATTATTACTTTGATCAATAGCTAAAGAAAGCGCTAAAGAACTGTTAATACTAAAATACTGATTGACTACGATACCCTCATTACCAAAAGTAGTATCCAGAACACCTGTGGGTAAATAACGCGCTAATGCATAATAACTATCTCCTGAATTATCATCAATGCCTGCAATCACAATATTGTCATTTTGATCAAATACTACAGATAATGCCATAGATGCAGATGAATTTTCATTAGAGAACGTATTTACAATTGTTCCTTGATTCCCAAAACTAACATCAAGAACACCTGTTGGTAAATAACGTGCTAAAGCATAATACTTAATATTATCACTTTGATTGTAACTGCTACCAACAACAACAATATTGTTATGTTTATCAACTACCACTGAAAATTCTTGCGAACTATCATTTCCAGAAAAATCAGAAATAACAATACCATTTGTTCCAAAAGTAGTATCTATTTGACCATTTGGTAAATATCTGGCTACAAAAATATCATAATTCACATAATTACCTATGTATCCTGATAAAATAATATTATTATTATTATCTATAGCATTGACTTTGAAACTACTATATAATATATCATCAATACCTTGACTGCTATAAATACCATAGTCATTCTCCAAATCTGTGACTACATAACCATTTTGCCCGAAATTAGTATCTAATTGACCATTCTCAAAATATTTGGCAAACGCATATCTACTATTATTTACAAAATCAAATCCACCAACAATAATATTATTATGTTGATCAATTACCACTGAGGTAGCAATAGAGTCACTATTGAACGAAAAATCGGCAATAATTTTTCCTTGGTTGCCGAAACTTGTGACTAAAGTTCCTGGGTTTGCAGAAGTAATTGACCATGGACCTATGTTCAATGATTCTAAATTCAACGAGTTCCAAGTTTTATTTGGAGAACCTAACGAAAAAGTATTTGTAGTTGTTGGTAAAATATTTCCGTTTATTTGAACGGAATTTGCATCAGCATTTTCTAGAACGCAATTTTGAAATTTAACAAAACTCATGTTATATACTTTTGATATATAATATAATTTTTACCAATAAAAATAATAATATTCGTTTACGTAAAAGAGAACTTGGATTTGCGAGTATTTCATTAAAAGTAGGGGGTATAAGGGGAAAAGCGAAGAGATAATCCTTGGATTATGTCGGCACCCCTCTACGGGGTGCCAACTGTCCCCTAACCTAAACGGTCGCAAAAAATTCCCAATCCAAATCATTACACACTTTCTTCCATATCATATCTTGTTCCAATTGTTTTTCACGATCTTTCATCATTGGAATATAAGGCAAATATTGCGTTTGGTCCAACAGTGTACATAATTGATATAACGTGTAGGTATAGTTGAAAAAATTTGTGCGATTTGGTGGACAATGTACCGCCCATGGTTTCTGAATCTCTATAAAGAGAACACAAAGAGTTTCATGTAATTCTTCATTCATAATCGGCGGTTTAATTCCAAACATGGAATTTATATATTGAATATGTTCAAAATATTTATTATATCCTAATTTTCGCAAAATTTCACGCATTTTATCATAATTCATTTCTTTAATTTCAATACGCTCTTTCTTTATTCTTGCACGAATATTTTCAATGACTTCTTTCGGAATTTGTGTTGTTTCTTTTGCTTGAAATTGCGATAAAATTTCTTTGAAATGATTTAAACGCATATATGCAGTATAAGAAACTTCATTTGGCGGTTCTTTATTACATGGTTTATTATTTTCTACAATATAACTAATAAATTGTCCACAGCATGTATTGTTACATATCAAAATACCTTCTTCTTCCTGTGGAATCATTTCGCCATTGTGACAAACTTGACAATTTTCAGAAGGAATGACAAAATCACTTATTTTCAAAACATTTTGATTCACATTTTTCCAATATACATTATATGTATTTTTAGAAGCTCTATATTTCAATGAATTTATATTTGAACTCTCTTCATTTTTAGAATGTATTTTGAAAAAAGAATTTAGAACATTCATATTTTGTTTTCCACCTCCTTCTGAAATATCTTTTTTCTCCTTGAAATAATTAAACACATATTTTGAATTTACCAACAGATATTCTTTATGTTCTCTACGATATTTTTTTATTTGTAAGTTTTTCTGTTGGATTTGATCGCGAATATCCATATAAGAGTCAATTTGTGAAGGTTTTAGTGATTTTATTTGCATTTTTAAATTTTCAATTTCGGCTTCTAATTGTGGAATTTTTTCATTTTCATTGTTTTCATATTTTTGAATAAGTTCTGTATGTTTTTCATCAATTGTGCATATTTTAGAAGATTGAGTCGTCCCTTTCATACATATATTAAATAATATGTTGGGGTTTTATATTCTTGTAACTATAATTAATGATTTTTCGTAGCATTTATAATATTGATTTCAATGAATATTATATACATGTCTTCTGTACAAATGGATAAAAAACAATTTCAAAAAATCATGTTTATTAATAATGCTATAGAAAATGGATGGACAGTAAAAAAAAACGAAGAATCTGAATCTTACATTTTTATCAAAAAACATGAAAATAGACGCGAGATTTTTCATTCCGATTATTTAGAAAAATTTATTCAACATAATGCATTAGAAGGGAGTTTATTGTCTCCTACATTCAATAAATAATTCTGTTGGAATTATACAAGAAGTATCTAGATAATTTTTTAATTTATAATAATTTTTTATTTTATGTAGAGTATTTTTTCATAAATAAAATCTTTTAGGAATTTTTATCTTTAGGAAGTATATAATTCACAATGGGTGGAGCTCTGATGCAACTAGTCGCTTACGGCGCACAAGACGTGTTCCTTACTGGAACCCCTGAGATTACTTTCTGGAAGGTGTCCTACAGGCGCCACACAAACTTTGCCATGGAGTCTATTGAGCAGACTTTCTCTGGCCAGGCTGATTTTGGTCGCCGTGTTACTTGCACAATCTCCAGAAATGGTGACCTGTGCTACCGCACATACCTTCAGGTCACTCTTCCTGAGATCAACCAAAGCATGAACTCTACCAACTCTGTTTATGCTCGTTGGTTGGACTTCGTTGGTGAGCAACTCATTGCTCAAGTTGAGGTTGAGATCGGTGGTCAACGCATTGACCGCCAATATGGTGACTGGATGCACATCTGGAACCAGCTCACTGTTTCTGAGGAACAGAAACGTGGTTATTTCAAGATCATTGGTAATACTACTCAGTTGACTTACATCACTGATCCTGATTTTGCCAATATCTCTGGACCTTGTGCTGCCGCTGGTTCGCCTACACAGGTTTGCGCTCCTCGCAATGCCCTTCCTGAGACCACTCTTTACATTCCTCTTCAATTCTGGTTCTGCCGCAACCCTGGTCTTGCTCTTCCTCTGATTGCTCTTCAGTACCACGAGGTCAAGATTAACCTTGACATTCGTCCTATTGGTGAGTGTCTCTGGGCTGTCAACAGCCTCGCCGCCACATCTGGAACTCAGACATGCACAACCGCTTACCAACAATCGCTTGTTGCTGCTTCTCTCTATGTTGACTACATCTTCCTTGACACCGATGAGCGCCGCAAGATGGCCCAGAACCCTCATGAGTACCTCATTGAGCAAGTTCAGTTCACTGGTGATGAATCTGTTGGTTCTTCCAGCAACAAGATCAAGCTCAACTTCAACCACCCGGTTAAGGAGCTTGTTTGGGTTGTTCAACCTGATGCCAACGTTGACTATTGCTCGTCTCTTGATGCTGCTCAGGTTCTTTTCAAGACTCTTGGTGCTCAGCCTTTCAACTACACGGATTCTATTGATGCTCTTCCTAATGCTATCCATGCATTCGGCGGACCTGCTGAAACCTCTGGTTCCAATGCTTTCATCGCAAGCAATGGTCTCTTCCAGATGGCTGGAGCCACTGATGTTCCTAATGTATCGGTGTCCAATGAATGGGGTGGTCCTTTTACCGCTTCCCCTGTCACCGCTTCTGGACTTTCTGATGCTGGAACATTCGTTCTTGCTGAGACCGCCCTTGACATGCACTGTTGGGGTGAGAACCCGGTTGTCACCGCTAAGCTCCAGCTTAACGGCCAGGACCGCTTCTCTGAGCGCGAGGGATCGTACTTTGATGTTCTTCAGCCTTTCCAACACCATACACGCAACCCGGACACTGGTATCAACGTGTATTCCTTCGCATTGAGACCTGAGGAACATCAACCAAGCGGCAGCTGCAACTTCTCCAGAATTGATAACGCTGTTCTTCAGCTTGTCCTTTCTTCCCCGACAGTTGCCTCTACTGCCACAGCTAAGGTGCGTGTGTACGCCCTTAACTACAATGTATTAAGAGTTATGAGCGGCATTAAACTTGATATTTTGGCTTACTTAATAGTTTGCCAACTTATTAAGAATTGTGCAGAAAAACAACCCGCCACAAACAAATCAGGCTCTGTTTGTGGAAACTTCGGTTTGACCCCTGTAGTAAAGGTCAGTTGTTAGTGAGGATTTCAAAGTCCTTGCAAGATTACTTGTTGTTCGGGGAACCCCTTAGAGCTTCAACTACCAAGTGAGTATGGGAAACCTGCTCATGGCCGAGAAGAGAACTCGGGTATGGTAATAATGTTGAAGATTGGGCAATCCGCATGGTTATAACCTAAAGACGCTTATGCTAGTCTATGGTTAGCCGTCAGAGACTGAACGGTAGTCGCTCGATGATGAAGGTTTAAGCAGCCGGAGTCGGGTTAAGATACAGTCCATTCCCCTAGGGAAACTTAGGGGTACCAAAGGGCAGGTGTTGCTTACTCCAATTAAACGTAAGTTTAGTTGTGATTATTCAATCCTAGCTCATAGCTCTCTTAGTCAATATTATATGATTCATTATAATATTGAGCAAAATTATATACACTCTTTATTTATTATTATTTTTTTGAACTTTTTCATAACGTCCTCATAAGAAAACCGGTTTTTCATCATATTACACGTATTACAACAACTTCGACAGTTGGTTCCTATATATCCTATCAAATTATCAAATCTGTCAATTCCATTTCTATGATTATGACTATTTTCTTTACCACATATATAACAAGAATCCTTTGTGATTCTTTGAAAATCTTCTTCGGAAAGTGAAAAATCAATATTACGATTTTTGGCAGAAATAGAATACTGTTTATAATTTCCACTAATAAAATCCGGAAAATGTTCTAGGAACATTCTTTCTTTTTCTGTATGATAGGATACAATATGCTGAATCCTTTTTAGAAAGGTTTCTACTGACATTTTATGTTTCAAATAATTACACAAAGAACAACAACTGACACAATTCTCTATAAAATATCCTTGGGTAGAATCACTTCTATCTACTCCATTGAAGTTCTTTTCTTCATTTATTTCACCACAATAGTGACAATTCTTTTTGATAATATCACAAAACACCTCTTTTGTCAATTGAAACTCTATGTTACGTCGTCCGGCTTCTTTTATATAGGAACGAAAGGATTGATTTATATTGGTCTTCGCCAACAAATTACGTTTTTCTTTATCTCGTAATTTGTCCTGTTTTTTATTCTGGTCTCGACATTTTTTACACGTTTTTGTTTGTATTTTTACGCCCTTGAACTCACTTATATCATATTGAATACAACAGCCAGAACATATCCGTTGGGTTTCTTCCATGGTTTGATTCAATTCTTTTACTTGGTCTCTCTTTGCTTTATCGGTCGCTCTATCGGTTTCTAGGCAGTCTTTACATTTCGAAAAGATATACTCACCTTCTAATTGTGATTTACATCCACGTATATAATTTTGACAAACCTTTTTACCAGAATCTATGGTTTCTTCTACAAACATACATATCTGATGTTTTCCACAAAAATTATTTTCAACCGATTTTTGGAAGGTACACCCCTCTTTTTTACATAAAATAATATCCTTTTTGTATTTACTTTTATCTCGTGTTCTACAATTTTCACACGTCTTTATATCCTGTCCTAAAAAATACATCTTTTTACACCCCTTACATAATTCCAAATGTTCAAGCATCTCTGGTGTATATTCACACATATATTGATGAAACTTACAAAAAAAAGTAGGTTGTATTTGTTTGTTCCTACAACATTTACTATGTCTATCTTTTGCTAAACAGTTCATAGTTTTATGATATTATACATTATCTATTTATATTATTTCTATAATGTATTTTATATAATGTTATGTATGGATTTGTGATGAAACCTTTGTATAAGGACAACTCTCCAAACCAATCGCCATATTTGCCAATCGATCGGCCCCGGCATTCCCCATAGAATGTTCGTCAGACAGTCCCGT